AAGTGCATAGATCATTAAGGATTCGCGTCAGGGTCTGTCCACTCCTCGCCTGCTAAGATCTCAAGCATCTCGGAATGTGTGTACTGCGTTTTACCCGCTAGGAATGATGGTGTTTCACCCTCGAACTTTACGAAGGTCTGAGTACCCGCAGGATTTATATTATATCTAAGCGTTTCTGCCGAGGTTTCTAGGACTTGGTCAAAATCAACGGAACTTACTTCCGATGCGTCAATGATTACATAGTTTCTCATAGTTATTAAGAGGGTATGTCAGTTGATTCAAAAGTAATACCGTTAGGAAATGAACCGTTGTTAGTAGATCCTCCTGATCCTAGATTAGTTATCGTAGTACCTGTCCCTCCGTTATTATCACCCATTCTCCAAAAAGCAAAAGGCCCGGCTCCGCTATTTCCAACAGACGAAATGTCACTTACTGCACCACCACTATAGAGCGTGGTAACATCAAAAGATAAAAGCTCTACATCCCAAAACGCCACCTCATCCATCAGTCCGTCATACAAACCTGTACCTCTGCCTACCATGACTGCATTTGATCCTGCTGAAAGAGGAGAACCTGCTGTCCATACATCTCCGCCCGTGGTTGAACCATCTACATAAATCTTAACAGATGTGCCATTAATGGTCAGTACCACATGATGCCAAGCCCCGTCATTGACTACTGCTGCACTTACAGTCTTTCTCGTAGATTGCCCTGCACCTAATCTCACAAACCAATTCGTTGACTTATTACCGAAGTCTAAACGCATAGCATTACCACCTGTCGTATCGTCTCCAATCCACCTATTAGCTCCTCCTAGGGTCGGTTTGACCCACATAGAAGCTGAGAAGGTAGAACCTGCGAAAGTGTAACCTGTGGTCATAAATTCATCCGTACCATCAAATTCTACTGCGTAGGTGTTCGTGAATGCACCACCGCCACCTGATGAAGGTATTCCATTTGCAGTCGAGGGTCTACCTGCGCTTAATGATAGATCAGTTCCAAGCATTTTACATCTTGTATGCTATAATCGCACCACTTGTTAAAGTAACTGAAGTAATGCGTCCATAAATTGCTGTGTTAGCAGATAATGTGGTTGCGTCTTGTCCTGTGCATAGGTCTGCGATATTATCAATGTTACTTGTAACACTTGCTAAGACTGTATCTTCAGTTGCCGTGATGCAAAAAAAGTCTCCTTCATGTGCGGCAGTATCATTGATGTACTTCCCTCCGTTTAGTCCTAATCCTCTGTATTCGTTTGCCATTTTAAATATTGGTTGAGTATGTTGTTCCGTAAGTTACGAATTGTATAAAGTTCTGCTGACCTTGCTGACGCTCTAGTTTGTCTAGCTCCATCGTTATAAGTGATTCAGCCTGTTGAAATGCGACCTGTCCTTTTTCCATTTGACCATCTGCGGTTAACCAATCCCCATATGCTCCGTATGTGGCATACTCGCTAAATATATAAGGGAAGTCTGTACTAGTGGATATATAGTCAGTAAATGGTGCGCGATATAAAACAAATACAGGTTTTGTGCTTGAGCGATCAACCAATGTAATTTGCCCAAAATCTGATTCTAAGTTTGAGGAAAATTCTACACGATATGCTACCTCATCAGCAAATCCTGTATCATAGGGATCATTATTAGTAACACGCAAAACCTCACCTATACTATTACTAAACTCTAACACATTCATCACAGTTGATGATGCGGTTGCTCCACTTCCACTTGATGAAGTAAATACGACTGTTGGTGCAGAAGTGTATCCTGTGCCATGTGCAGTCACTGCCACACCATTTACACGACCCTCTGAGTCGATTGTCGCAGTAGCAGTTGTTCCTGAGCCTCCACCTCCTGTGAATGATACTGTTGGTGCTGATGTATAACCTGTTCCACCATTACCTACACTTACATTGCGTACTTGTAAGCTAGGTGTCTTCTGCTCTAAGCGAATAGTATCAGGCCATCTAGTGCGCTCCCATGCTAATCTTCCAAAGCGATTAAAACTACGGATAGCCGCATTTTGCTCATCCGACAATAAGCTATCTACCCCAATCGTGTGCTTGAGATTGGAAAGCATTGTGCTTATTGGTACTTGTCTCATGCGGGCTTAAAGCTTTGACCTGTAAATGATTGCTTGCCAAATGACTTTGCCTTAAATGAGGGATTGTCACGAAGAAACTCTTTTACGAAGCTCTTGTCTGACCAACATCCACGATGGGATTGATGCCAACGGAAATATTCCCTGGCGGGTATTGTGGCTTTTAACTGACCAAGTCCTTCGGTCTTTGCCACGCCCATCGCTTCGTTTTCCTTGCGTGCCATTTGTTCACGCATCGATGCTTCGTGCTTTTCGAGGTCTACCTCGTAACGCAAATAACGATCCAAGTTTTTCATAAACTGTGAACCGTTTCCGCTCTTCCACTTAGGTAAAAGTATGTTTGGCATAGTCGTTTAGTTGTGGGTTAGGGAGAGGCCCGCGTTGCGAACCTCTCCCCCCCTAAATGCGCTATTTACGCAAATTGTCCGAGGTCTACGATACGCAGACCAACGACGATCTTTCCTGCTGTAGCTGATGCGATTGCGGCATCCGTAACTTCTAAAAGCACTGATGTTGCACTATTTGTTCCACCAACAGGTTGAGATTGAGCATCCGTGAAGGCATCCCCTGTATTGAAAACAGGAGCGCTCATACCATCAACATCAAGAGCATTGATAAACTCATCGGGATCTCCGGATGAAGTTCCTACATCGATAACAAGAGATGTTGTTCCTGCAAACGCTTCGGATTCGTAAACTCCTACCATTTCAACAGCACCACCCGCAGGGATGGTTGCGATGGTAGCTTGGCCACCATTACCGATAGTTTGTAGGTCCTCGTAGGTTGCGGTGTAGATGTGAGTAAACCCGCGTCCTGCTTCGTTATTGCTTAATTCGTTTCCCATTTCTTTGGTTCTCCTAATTTAGATTAGTTAAAGTAACCGTGAGCTTTCGGGCTGTGGCAGGCGAGTCCGGCGATAACATCGCAGAATCCGCGCCTTCCGCCACCTTGATTCTCAAGCTCAGAATTAGACTCAGCTTTCAAGGTGTGGATTGCCACATACTCAGGATCAATAAGAAGTCCGGCATCACTATCGATAGTGGAAGAACCTGAAGTCCTATTCAAAAATACTGACGGAATAATCGCAATATTGCCAAAGTCTCCTTCGTAGAAATTTACAGACAAGGTGATCTTCTTGCTCTCAGCAGGCTGAGTAACTTGGAAGGATAATGCAGTAGTTGAACCTTCTTGACGGGCAAAGTCGCTAATCTCTTTCTTAAGAGTTGGACCTGCGATCAAGGTGAGTTGTCCGCCTGGCATTCCGTTGGCTTCGTAGAGTTCCTGAAGAACGCTGTTGAAGGTAGTCTCGGTCTGCGTTCCGGTTGTGTCATTAGCAACATTTTGGAAAGCGGCAGGGATGTCGGATGGTTGACCACCAAGACCAAGGAACTTAAACATTCCACGGGTTTTGTATGGTGCGCCTGCTCCGGAGTCTGCTTGACGATCCTGTGCTGAACATACAGCAGATTCCATATCGCGCTTAATTTCTCGTACAGCGAGCGCCTCGCTATGGCTGAACTCGCTTGCGACACCCGCGGTGTCCACAAGTTCTTGAATATCAGAGACTTGATAAGTTCTGCGGAATTTTTGTATATAATTGCCAAGACGAACGCGATCAGCAGATTTGTTATCAAAGCTTGTAACATCTTCACCCTCATTAACGCCATCAAATGATGGTTGGTCAAGGGATTGTGTTTGTACTTCAAAGAATGTGCCTGATGCGGCGGCTTTTTTTGCCATACTTACGAATGGCGTAGATTCGGGTTCCAGGATTGTAAGGACATCTGTTAAGTCCTCGCGATTCCCGGCGGTATTATAAGAAGCAGCTTGTGCCATATTATTTTCCTCCTAAGATTTTCTAAGTTTTAAATATTGTTGATAGTCTGCCATTGACCCGGAAGCTTCGTATTTCTTCTTCGCCGCTCCCACAGCCTTCAGCTTATTTGATTGTGGAGTCTTTGCCCTTGCCGCTCCTGCCTCCGTGGATGCCACGGGTGCTTTTGGTTTGGGGGCGGGTTTAGACTTTTGTGTGGCCCGTTCGTTTACCGCATTCATGCCCACTACCATAGCGGCAAGAGCAAAGTTAGAGTTTGGTAAATGATCGACCAATGGTTTGTAGAGCGGTGACTGCTTTACATCCATAAACAACTTGTAGTCTGCACTCTCAGGATCTCCTAAAAAGTCAAAGGTTTTGATTGCCTGTTCGTCAGCGTGATTACGCTCTTCAATCCACTTCTGACGGGCAGGCGCATCCTTGCGAATTATTTTCTTCGCATTGGATCTTATCCTTTTTAAGTCATTCTTAGAGTAAGTCTTATCGCCATCCTTTAAGATATACTCATTTCCATCGTCATCGTACTGCACCTCATTATCAAGTCCATCATCTGCCCACTCAATTAAAGTGTTTAGGTTCTCGACTTCTTTCGTGAGTGCATTCTCATCACTGACATTGTGTAATGCATTATCTTTAAGGAACTCAGGTTTATCGCTTACTTGTTCCTGCTTGGCTTGCTCGGCCTTCGCCTGCAATGCTTCATTTTCTGCAAGTAATGCTTTCTTCTGAGCGGTAAGTCTTCCAAACCGTTTGACCGCAGATGCATTCAGGGCCTTGGCTAGGTCTCGACTTTCCTCTTCTGACAAGTTGTCCAGGTCGATATTATATTTCTGTAAAAGAACATTTTCCGAAGGCTGTGGGGGCGGCGATGAATCATCCTCCGTTTCCACATCTTCAGCAGACTGTGTTTCCTCGGCGACTTCCTCAACTTCCGCAGTTTCTTCAGCGGGTTCGTCCGTCTCCTCGGTGCTTGCTTCAGGTTCCGCATCTTGGGTTTGTCTACTTTTCAGTAATTGATCAGCAAACTCTGCCATTGATACATTGCCATCCACGGGCGTTTCTGTTTCCACGGAATTTTCAGAGGACTCCGAGACAACCTCTTCGGTTAATGTTTCCATAATAATCAAGGCTGTAGCCTAGTGTAGCAAAATGTAGTATATTGTCTTGACAATGGCAATAAAAAACCCCCTGCGCCACCCCTAGCGCAGAGGGTATTATCTCTTTGGAACGAGCTAAAGCTTGTAGAAAATGTCTAGTTCCTCGTCTATCGCTTCGAGTTTTCCTGTGATGTAAAAGTGTCTGTTTGTGTCTCCAATGCTCTCAGGAGCCTGCAACGCCCGGATAGTTTCTTCACGCATACTTTCACGCATTTCAATATATCGCTTGAAGTGGGGGTCGTTTTTGAGAGCGGACAGCGCTCTAATTGCATCTTCATGATTAATTTCGTGATTCGTTTTGCTCATTTAAAATTGTCGTAAATAATATTTAGGATCGCAAACATGGTGTCCAGGATCACATCTCGTTCGATGAAGAACATCGCGAGCAGTACAATCCAATAGATCTCCTTCTGCAAATGAGACATCTTCTCATGCTCTTCTTCTCACGGGTTTTACGCGCCTGCCCATTCCTACTTTTCGCTTTTCCGCTTTCTTGCGGGCAAGCTGACTCTTGGACATTTCGCTCTTTGTTTTTGGGGTTTTCTTAGAAACTCTTTTGGTGGGTCGGCAATATTCGTTCTTACCGCCCTGTCCGCATGGTTTACCTGTGCGGGTGTCTTTCCATTTTTCGTCCTTCCATCTTTTAAGGGATGCACCTTTGGCGGACTTCTTTACCTGACCTTTTGATTTGCGACACTTCGCAATCTGTTGGGACGCACGGGCAGACGGGAATACTTTTACCCGTGCCTTTACTTTCTTATAGCATGCGTCCTTTGGCATCTAGCAGTTCCACATTTTTCGTGACCAATAATTAGCACTTAATTTAGTACTTTTGCCTTTAATGCCACCACTCCTTGCGCAATAGCTTTTTTTGCGAGCAGGATTGTTTTTCTTAATACTAAGATTAGCATCCCCAAAACGGATGGTTTTTTTCTTACCGCCCTCAGATGCTAAGACTACAAACTTCTTCTTGCCGTAGCCTGGCTCGCCTTTGCGGATTCGTCTTGGCGAATTTACTTTAGTTGGTTTACCGCTTGCCACGCTTCTTGACCATCTTCTTCCCGGTCTTCTTCGCATAAGCCTTAGCCGCCGCTTTACCTTTTGTGCCGTAACCGAATTTTTTCTTACCTACCATTGGCATAATATATGTCCCTTTCTATGCCGCTTCTGTCTGAGCGGTTTGTCCGAATTGCGTGGGAGCCGCACCGAGTCTGCCAATCACAGCGTTTTGTTTCTGCGTGATCTGCATCTGACGCTGTTGCATATAATTCTGTATACGCTCCTGCAAGGCCGGATCTTGTTGAGCTTTTTGTTGAATATCAGGTTGTGATAACCACTGTTGAAATACTTGCATCTTCAGTTCATGTGCATCCTGTGGACGAACATTTGGCGGTACTCCTGCCATAAGTTCAGCAATTGTCTGCCTTTCCTCATCCACCGCTTTCTGTGATGCTGTCTCCTTGGGGATCATGATCTTCTCAGATGCACCAGGCATGATCTGTCCGACTGCAAGCTGAAGCAGTCTTTCTGTATCCAAAGTGCCTGATCTATCCAAAGCAGGGGCAAGTTCTGCAATTGCTTTTACTCTCTCCAACATTTGTTCAGGATCTTGTGTTGCCACATCAAACTGTAAATAGAAGTCAAATCTTTCGCCTGGTCTGCCCTTACTAAACTTCTGTACATCTTGCATCCCGGTAACTCGGAAAAACTCGGCATCGGGTCCATACTGCTGATACAGAGTCCATACTTGGTCGATCACATACTTGAGGTGATTAAATACCTTATTGATGGTG